GCCATATCACTAGTAAAGATACTATCGAGGGTGTCATCGCTGTCAACAAGCACACAGCTAGCAAATTGTCGAAGTGGAGTTCGCACTCCCGCCATGATAGGTGTGGGAATGTTGATTTTGTGTTTGCTGATTGCGTCGTAGTATCGTTTGACATAAGATAGACGAGTTTCTTGGGGATAAGTAGCAAACAAAGTAGCAGCAATCAACATATACATGTATTGAGGAGTCTCAAACAGTTGACTGTTACTGCGATCTTGTACAAGATATTTATCTACAACCTGTCTCAATCCAGCATATGTAAACAGAAAGTCACGATCATGATCAATCCAGGTGTTGATCTTATCCCACTCTTCCATGGAGTATTTCCAAAGAAGATCAGCATCATAGATGTTTAGGGAAACTCCACCGACAAGATGATCATGAATATTTGGGAACTCTACCTTCCAATTCTGTCCAAAGACATGCTTGCGTAGACCGAAAAGGAGAAGACGAGCAGCAACATACTGATAATTTGGATTATCAAGAGAGATAAGATCACTAGCTGATCGTACCAAGATCTCTTGGATTTCGGAAGTTTTGATGCCATCATAAAACTGAATGTTTGCGTTCATTTCTACTTGTGAAGCAGACACACCACTCAGTCCATCACAAGCATGTTCAACCATGACATGAATCTTTTCAATGTCAATAGACTCGATTGAACCATTTCTTTTTTCTACTTTGATGCCGTTGCTCATACTTTTTTCCAAGTGTTAAATTTAAGTTGTGCTTCTAGACCTTCGTAGATGTTTGACTCTACGATTTGCTGAACATCATGTCCAGCAAGAACCATATCGTTTAGATCCTTTTCATGAATATCTGATGGGAAGAGAACGATTGGTAGTTTTCTATCTATTACCTTTTGCATCCTAGCAACAATCTGAGGATTTCGTGGTTCATTATCGTAAACAAATACGAAATTAGTTTTGCTGGAAAGGAATTCCCAATCTACGTCGGCACCAACCATAGCAATAGCATTAGTTAAGAACAGACTGTCAATAGGACCTTCGGTAATAAAGACATTTTTGGTGTAGTCTACTCCATCAAGATTATAGATCTTAGGATGAGAGTCGTCTAGTATGGTAGTAATATACCTTAATTGGGTGTTGTTTGTCAAGGATCGGCCTTGAAAACCAAACCACTGACCGTTAGAAATCAGTGGAATAATAATACGACCATGATCGTCGTCTATGTTATTGAATGTTTCCTTTTGAGAATTTACCCACGCTTTATATTTGGGGCAGTAGTAAAGTTTATTTAGTTTATCTTTGGGGATCTTTCGATCCAGTAGATACTTTTTTGCGGGATGTACCTCATCAAGAATGGAAATAGGAACCACACCTTTCTTATTACTTTGGAATTTCGGTTTCTCGAATTCTAGTTTTGGGTTGGGGGTGTTTGTTGCCTTTCCAGTCAGGCCCTCTTTGTATCTTGCTAGTACGTATTCGTCATATAAATCGTTTGCATTGTCCTTTAAGAAGTTTGCAAGAGTCCTTCCAACTCCACAGTTATGACACTTAAACAGGATGTCGTTCTTTTTCAGATACAAATACCCCCGTGTCTTTGACTGCTTCTTTTGAGAGTCACCACAATAGGGGCATCGAAAGTTATATAGATTATCTTTTTTACGTGAGAATTTATCCAGTCTGGATGAAACCAGATTCACATATTCAATGTCAATGTAACTCATCTAGATTGGGATGGGATCGCTCCACCTATATTACCAGGGGTCCTACCGACTGTCAAGAGATTGCCAAAGAATGTTGCAGATCCAATGACGATCACAGCAGCAGTGCCGATGCCAGTGGCGATCCAGCGAAAGGTAGCAAGGTCGTTTACCCTTGTTTCTAGTTTATCAAGTCTGTCAATTACTGCTTTATGCTCTTTAGTATTAGCAGTCTTCACATCTTCTAGCATTTTAATGATGAGTTGGTCATTCTTATCACTTTCATTTAAGCGATTTTCATGACGCTCTAGAATGACAGCAACTCTATTGCTGTTTTCACTAATCGTAGCAACTGCTCGCTCAAGTTTATCAAGCATTTCTTTTGATAGGTCTTCATAAATATCGAGTTTGCTTTCAAGGACCGCTAACTTCTGGAGACCAAATGCCATTTCTCACCTCACATTGCTGGGGGAGTTGTGCCAGTAGCGGCAGACTTCTGCAGTTCTTTCTTCTTAAGAGCTAAATTTTGTGCTGCTTGCTTCTTTACTAACGCAAGTCTTTGCGTAGCATTTTGTTTTGCTACTTGCTGCTGGTCTTTAGCTTGTTCCTTATCTTGTTCCATTTGTTCTAACACCACATCTGGTAATCTTTTCATCGCCTTTGCTCTTTTCTGAGTATAAAAATCTATAACATCAGTGGCAAAGATTCTTTGAATATTTATAATTTGTCCTGAGTTGCGAAGATAATCTCTAAGTTTTGTTCTAACTTGTGTTTCGGTTTTAGCATAGATGACAATATCCCCAAGATCGGCAATTGTTACTCTAAAAGCATAAACCATTGCTGCTTCATATATCTTTTTCCTCTTCTTCCTCTTAATTACTTTAGATCCCCTAGGAATACCAGGAGGTTCTACTGCAGGAGGTAAAGACGTTTCAACCCCAGTACCAACAGAATTCGTAGGTGGGGTTCCAGCAGATATATTAGTTTCTTCTTTCATAGGTCCTGAAGTATAATGTCAATTTCTATATCAATCTCAATTTGTTCTAACAGACCAATTGGCCACCGATTGAGAAATATCAAAAAAGTTTTAATCGATGACCAATATTCTGGTTCTAGTTTATAAAGAATAAGTGGAGTTGCTGCTTCACCAAATACATTGTATAGGATGATAATATGATTTAAAATTAAATGAGTTCTCAGTTCACCACCCTTTTGATATCTTTTCAGGAGTCTCTTAAGGTATTTAAATCTCTTAAGATCCTCCTCAAAGTCTTCATATGTGACGGACTGAGGATTTTCGTAATGCTTGATAGCAAATAACAAAAAATTATCCTCATTTAATTCATCAAAATGCATAATCTACCTATTCATCAGTCTCCGAATGTTAGAGTTGCAGTACCATTAGAAATAACTTCCTCAGTACCACCAGCAGAAGTGATCTTGACGCGATACTTATAACCATCTAGGTTATCATCTGCAAGACCGCTGTATGCGAGAGTTGCAGTTGTGAAGTCTGCATAGGTGATTCCACTATCGAGTGATGCAGTGATGTCAACCCAACGAGTAGTTGCGGTTGCAGTCTGACGCTGCCACTGATATGAAAGTGCTCCAGGAGTTCCTGTAGTCGAAGTAGTAACCGCAAAGGTTCCAGCACCAGAGGAAGAAGTCGATGCTGCTGGTTGACCACTGATGGTTACTGCCGATGCTACGTCTGCTGCGATAGTGTCATCAGACTGAGTTTCGTCTGCGTTTGCCTCAGGATTGCTGATGAATACTAGGTGCTCTGCCTTATGACGAGTTTTACCAGATACATCAGTATAGGTGCGATATGACCACCAACCTGGGCCAGTGATACCACGAGAAGCATTTTCGTTTAGTGATGCTTCTGTACCATCTACGAAAACGATTGTTTCTGTTGCAGTGTTAGGAACTGCGTTGCGAAGATTTTCAATTGCAGTCTTCGCTGCGTTTGAGTCTACTCTATCGTAAAGAGACATTTGCTATTCTCCAATAAACTTTAATTATCCTGTATATTATTTATTTAATATCGTTTTTAGTGTATCCGATACGAAATCGAGAATACCATTTGCCTTAGTCTTATTGGTCTTTGCCAAGTATTCAGATAAAGAAAGGAGTAACCCTAAGACAATGGTTACTCCCCAGTTTGTTAGAAAACAAGTGATCATAGTTTAATGCCGAGTTTTGAAGCAACTCCAGCAACCTCACCAGTAACTTGATCCTTGAACATTGCTGCCTTAACAGTTGTTAGGATCATGTCATCGATGCTGTTGTCGGTTGATTTCACATACTTCTCAAGAAGATCAATAACGAGTTTCTTAACAGCAGGATGGGTTGCAATTTGCATTAGTAGTGGCTTAACTACTGCTACGATTCCTCCCATAATAACCTCCTTAATGTTTACTTAACGTATGGGTCTCCCCAGTTATTTAGTCAAAACGAGATGTGTGTTTTGACATTGCCTCGTTCTCACGCTTTTCTTTAGATGTTGGACCGTGCTTCAAAACTCTAGCAACCTGACGATTAACTCTTCTGCTGTGAGTTTCAGCAGGAGTTTCTTTTGCACCCTTTACTTTAGGTTCTTGACGAGAACCAGGATGATTCTTAGCGTGTGCTTTGTACTCTACAGACTTAGAACGATCTACAGTGCGACCAGAAGATTTCTCATACTTGTCGATTGCAGTATCTCTCTTTGCCTTTGCTGCTAAAGATGCTTTTGCTTTAGCAGCACGTTGTTCACGACCAGCATCACCACGATCTACACCTTCACGATCCATTCTACGTGCTTCCATGAAGTTAGAGAACGAAAGAAGTGATTCACCAATTTCTCCCATTGCCTTCTGCTTGCGAAGTTTCTTAGGATTCTTCGTCTTATCTGCTGAGTACATATCATCATTATCATTATCAGGATCTACAGCACTACGATGTCTTGTTTGTCTTTCATGATCAGGCATATTTGCACGACCACTCTTCGCTTCATCAGGAGAATAGGTCCTACCACTGTTATACCATTCTTTACCTACATGACCTCTCTTCTTGGCATCGGCAGAAGCTTCTCTACGCTTGAGTTTTCTGCGGTTTGCTTTGAAATCCTTCATGGTCATGCCTTCTTCAATTTCAATCTCTTCCTTCATTCCCTTTTCTCTTGCTGCTCGTGCTGCTTTTGCTTTAGCAAGAGTTCTTTCTCTTGCAGCATCACGCTCATCCTTAGGGATGGCAGTTACAGCACCGAGTTTTTCTGCAGGTTTACCAGGAACAGCAGATTCAGTATTATGATGTTTCCACGCAGTTGCATATGCAATTTCTTTTTCCTTGTCGGTTAATTTACCATCCTTAGAATAAGACTTCTTAATATGCTTAACCATACGCTCCGCCTTTGCAGTTGGAGGAGCGACTTCCTTCAATTCTTCACTGTCAGGATTGATCTTAACAGTGTTCTTACCAACAGAGATTTCCTTACCTCTTTTTACTTTTTCCCCTTCTTCGGAGATGAATGATTGGAATGTTTTCATTTATTTAACCTCAGCGAACGTTAGCAGCATACCACTTCTCAAAATCCTCTCTACGCTTGTCACCTCTAGGTGGCATAGGAGTTTTCTCTCCACGGACAGGAGCATACTTTTTCTTTTGTCCTGCTTCGTACTTCTCGGGATTGTTACGAGCCTCTTGTGCTTCATTTACTTCTTCCCAAGAGTAATTACGAACTTCAAGACCACCTTCCTCTAGAGAATTACCAATCATTTCAGTTTGTTCTTCTCTACCCAATCTCCTAGCAGCTTGCTTACCATAAAGTCTCTTTGCTTGTGCTGCCTTTGCTGCTGCACCTTCCCTATCACCAGCACGAGCTAGTTCGGCTCTCTTTTTATCTGCTGCTTTTGATGCACGAAGACCAAGATCAGCAGAGATCTCATGGATGTTCTGTACTTCTAAACCACCCTCTTCTAAAGAGTTGCCGATCATTTCATAACCCATGTTGAGATCCTTTCTCTCTTTAGGAGTTAAAGCACCTCTTTGTGCTCCTCTTGCTGCTTGCTTTGCTTTCACCTTAGGATCATCGGACTTGTGAGCATATCCATGGAGACCAGGATTCGATGAAGCAGTCTTACGGAAATCACCTCTTTGTGCTTTCGCATAATTCTGTCTTTGCTTTGCCTTGTTAGCATCACCGAAGGTTGGTTTCTTCTCAAGTGCAGTTGCTCTATCTGCTGCTTCTCCACCGCCAGCACGTTGACGTAGTTTGGTCTCATCATAACCACGTTTTGCCATGGCAGTTGCTTCTAGAACTAGATCATAGAGTTCCTGAATCTCTTCCTCCGAAAGATCTTCCATGAGTTCGAAGAACTGATCTTCGTTCTCGATTACACCCTCAGCATGAAGCCAGTCTGCAACCATCTCTACATCAGCAAGGAATTCAGTTTCCTCATCAAGAACTTCTTGATTCTCATTAATAGTTACGCCATCTTCCTCAAAGATGACTTCAAAACCATCTTCATATGCAGCAAGAACTTCACGAACCTGATCGATAGTATAACCTTCTTCAATCATGGATGTATATACATCCAGGTACTCTTCCATAGGTACGCACTTATCCTTACCATTCTCAGTGCCAGCATACTTGTAACCTTTCCAGCAAGCTTTGCCGTCAGCACCTTGCTCCTTTCCTGCTTTATTCTTACCTTCTTCTAGTTCAACTTCCTCACTACGAATTTGCTTGAGGAGATTGTCTAGATTACCACCAGACTTCTTCTTCGCAGATGCTTTTTTAGCAGCAGGTGCAGCAGGTTTTGCTGCTGAAGATGCTGCTGGTTTTGCTGCTGAAGATGCTGCTGGTTTTGCTGCTGGAGCAGGAGCAGACTTACCTCTACCTTCATCGTATCCTGCCTTAGCAGTCTTTACAACCTTACCAACTGCCTTACCTGCACCATGAATTGCTTTCTTAAGACCAGACTTAAGACCTGATGCAATTCTACCTAGAAGACCAGGACGCTTAGTTCCAGTTGCAGAAGAACCACCAGAAGAACTGCCTGAAGATCCTGAACCAGTTCTAGGTGAATCCGACTTGGAATCATTGCTATCGGACTTAGTTGCGCTAGGAGCATCCTTTGCAGCCGCAGATGCTTTCTTATAACCAGCAACTGCAGAACCAGCAACTTCGCCAGCACCATGAGCAACTTTCTTAGCAACTGCTTTTGCACCTGAAGCAACTTTCTTTACAGCATCCTTAACTTTTGCAAGTCTGCTAGGTCTGCTTACTTCCGAACCAGAATCGTGACCAACAGTTACCTTTGCCTCTTCGAGGTATGCGAGTTCAGACTCAACATGCTCGATTAGAATGGTTTCTAGTTCTTCGATTTCAAAACCTTCTTCTAGAGTTTCGTAGAAGAACTCTTCAACAACTTCTTCGATTAGAGTGTCAGAAAGGAAGATGATGTCTTCATCAGTTAGTTCATCAAGAACAGATGAAAAATCTACAGACTCTTTTTTGGTATCACACCCGCAAGGCTCTTTGCCACACTTAGAACACTTACCAGTTGCCTTCTTGATTGCGCGATCCTTTACACCCGCATACTCATCAGTTTCGTCTTCTACAGTTCCATCCCCATCAAAGTCCTTCGACTTCTTTCCTGACTTCTTAGTATACTTGTGCTCTTGATCTTCACCAGCACCTTTCATTTCATCAAGATAACCAATATCATCTAGGATGTTTTCAATCCCATCGAGTTTGAAGTTGTTAGTAAACATTTTAATTTCTTGCGAGTTTTCCTTTTCTTCTATTATTTAGTTGTTTTTACTTTTTTCATCCAACCACCAAAGGTAACTTTTGGTTGACCAGGAGTAAGTTGTTGAACATAATCACGATACTTATCGGTTCCAATCTCTAACTGAGTTGATGGATCTGCACCTTCGCTGAGTTGTGTCAACCAACCACGATGAGTATTATCGTATTCATCAGCATAGATTACATAGTTAGGACCACGATGAATTACTTCACCGAGGATACCAGTATCTAAATTCTGAACGATTGCACCCTCTTGGAAGATTTCATTATTGTAATATGCTTCTCTTAGCAATTCGTAATCTAACTCTGGTGCATACTGCCAAGTCTCAACCTTAGTAGTTACATGCATAGCATCTTGTAAGGTTCTGAAAAGTTTTTCTTTATCGGAATCTTTTAGTGTACTTGGAATTCCCTTTGCGAAGACTTCATACTGATCTTCCATCGCTGCCTTACGCATCTTAGAAGCCGACATTCCGCTAACATCTTCAGCATCAGCATCTCTTTCACCTGCTGAAATGACTTGGATATTATTGAAGTTATAAAGAGAACCATTATATTTTTGTGCAAGATTTTGGAATTCTGAAACTCTGTCCGATCCAACAACAATATTAACTTCAGTATACCCTTCGGCCGCGACTGCTTTGAGAACATCAAAGATATTTCTCATCTTTTCATCGCCCACAATATTCTCAGCATAGTCGGGAAACATCTTCTTCATCCATTCGATCTTAGTATTTGGATCTAGTGGATTCTTCTGGGGATCTTGAGAGCGTGATGGATAGATTCGGAAATCTCCATTTGCAGAATTTGCAACTTGCTGAATTAGTTTTTCGTGTCCAACTGTAGGAGGATTGAATCTACCGAAAGTTAGAGTAACTGACATTCCCTGATCTGGTGCTTTTGCAGCATCCTGTTCTGGTGCGGCTGGATGATCAGTTGGAAGTCCAGCATCCTTAGCAGAAACTTTCACAAGTTTCATCCCACCTTCAGATCGGTATTCTACTTTCTTAGTTCTTGGATTAGCATACTTTCCATATCCCACATGGACAAGTCCAAGCTTCTCTGCTTCAGCAGCAGCACCACTCTTCTTGCCTTCACTTAAAAAATCCCTATAACTTTTCATTTACCCTAGGTTTTTCCTTCTTTAGTATTTATTTCTTTTGATAATCGCACATAATATGAGTTGGGTAAACTCCCGACTGCTTATTGCGAATATTGAATTGGAATTTATATTTGGCAGATTCGCAAGCAACAATTACTTTCTTACCCTTCCCAGTAGTACCACCATAGTATGCAGTGATCTTTCCAGTAAGAGTAGTAGCACTTCTCAAATATGAATCATCCATTTCATAGATATTCACTTTGGATGTAGTTCCATGAATCATCCAGTATCCTTTACCAACCATCTGTTCTAGAAGATTTTGAAGAGCCTGCTTATCACAAGTTTGAGTAACATCAACTTGATGATTTTGAATCTTCTTGGAGTGCGGATAGTTATTAAATGTATCACAGAAAGCAGTCTTACTCAAACCAAAGATGTCAAGAACTGTTTGTGCATTTTTACTTGGAGAATAGGTCTTCATATCATTTGCCGCAAACAAAGTACTGCAACCAATATTTGCAAATGCTAATGTACTTCCATACTTAAGTGACAAATATACTTGAGTACCACCATTAAATTGAAGTGTAATGTCAGTAACAGTAGGTCCAATGTCAATACCACCATTACCGAGTCTTAAAGTATTACCAGAGATAGATAGCGGTCTCTTCTGATTTAGTTCTCCAACTGCAATGACACCCGACAATGGTTTACCTAAATCCTTACCAACCTCAGCAATAATTTCTTTTGCGTATTTTCCATATTTACCAACTTCCTTTCCTGTCTCATAGTAGTCAACCAGAGCAGCAAATAAATCTTTCTCAAACTGAATGCCGAGATTTACCTTAGCACCCTTACCAGACTGTCCACCAAATTCAACAGTCTTCTGTAGATCAGTAAGAGATACTGTTTTAATCTGTCCTGTATTCTCATACTTACCAGTAAAGAATAACTTTGCAGATCTGTCATCAATAAATTCTAGAACTCTAGAAATAGCAGACTCACGCTGATCATCATCGTCAGTTTCGTATGCATATTCTCCAGCCTTAGTTTCAATAACTAGAGCAACTGGAATGAAGACTCCTTCGCCTTCAACAATAAATCTGTTTTCATAGTCACTGAGACCAAAAAACTTATCAACAAGAACTTCAATGTTATTTCGTTTTTTGAGTTGTGACTTATCGAGTTTTGACATTTGTAAAAAACCCCTCTTCCTTATTATTTAGAGAAGAGGGGGCTTGTGATTGTAACCATCAGACCAAGCATCCATGATTTCCGAAATGTGAAAGTATTCGATGATTATATCATCATCGGTCTCCGGCCTTCCTGACTTCGGACCTGACGACATCAAAAACACCTTCGGGATAACGCTTAAGTAACTTAGAAACATTCTTATGAATTACCTCATCCATAGAAATATTTAGTGCCATACATGCTTGAGCAACATACCACATAACATCACCAAGTTCAATGATGAGATGTTCACGATTATCATCATTCCAGGGTTTACCTTGGAAGATCATCTTCTTAACGATCTCCATGAACTCACCACCTTCAGCATTAATACCGACAGCAGCAGTCAGAAGACGCTCAATATTACATCCAGAAACAGCAAGAGATTCCAGACGCTCTGCAAACTCACCATATTCTTTGGATGGTTTGCTAGTCACAAAGTCAACAAATTCCAGATACTTCTGGAGATCGACTTCATCCTCAGGAATCTCTTCATTATCAGGATGGAGTTGATCAGTCATACCAGTAGTGGGGAACTGGTCTTCAGTAGGTGCAAATCCTTCAGCCATAGTTTACCTCAATATTTAAAGTCAGAAAAATTTTTACGGGTTTTACCTTTGAAAAGGTCTTCGGGTTCTTCATCTAGATCTTGCCCCGAATCAACAAGATCTGTCTGTGCGGACTGGTCTACATCATACAACCTCATCTTTGCTCTGTCAATACCAATGATGAACCGCTTGTTCATCGTAGGGTCATTATACCTGTTTTTAAGTTGTTTGACAAGGATCTGGTTGAGTTGCTCCAGTTCTTCTGTACTGATAAGAGCGAACATAAGGTCTGCAGTAGCAGGAAGTCCAAAAGATTCACTGGTATCAGTAAGATCAACGTCAGTGCTGCTATACCCTGAACGAGTAGTCTGAGTAGCACTAACGATAGGCACATTAAACTCGACAGCAAGACCTCTAAGCTCTTCGGCAATCGCTTTAACATAAGTGTAAGAGTTAACAATAGATCCTTTGTAGCGTGATGATGCACAGATATTCAGATAATCAATAAAGATAATATCTGGTTTGAATCCCTTCTTCAGAGCAAGTTCGTTTAGAAGAGATGTAAAATGTCCTGCATGAGCAGACGCGGTTGGATACTCTTTGATAATAAGTTTACCAACAGTCTTCTGTGCCAGTTTAATAATCTTGGTCTCGTACATCTGCTTAGGCAGATCGACAAGTTGCTGAATATTAATGTTCAACAAGTTCGCGTCGATTCGTTCTGCAATTCTTTCCTCTGCCATCTCCATAGTGATGTACAGAACATTCTTACCTTGGAGTAGAGAGGATGCAGCCACATGGCACATAAAGAGAGATTTACCAACACCAGTACCAGCAAGAGCGATGTTGAGAGTCTTAGAAGGGAGACCACCCTTCGTAATTTTATTAAAGAATTCAAGATCAAACGGGATCTTTTCTTCTTTACGGTGATAGAAATCATAGCGAGTCTCAAAGTCATCAATGTAATCGTGACCTACATGCTCATCAAAGCAAACTCCTAGTGCCTCGGAAAGAATACTAGGAATAGCATCACGACTCTTAGTTTTATCCTTACCATCAGCAATCTTAATCGATTCAAGAAGAGATAGATAGACTGCTCGATCCTTACACCACTTCTCAGTAGTGTTAATCAACCACTCAAAATCAATCTTATCTTCGGTGAATGTCTTGAGCAAAGTCAAGATATTCTGAAATCCATCTGAGCTAAGATCAGTTCTCCTCTCACACTCAATAGCAATTGCATTTAATGGAGGTTGAGTCTGATATTGCTGAACGTATTTATTTACCTCATCGAAGACTACACGTTCTTCATGAGATTCGAAATACTCTGGTTTGATAAAAGGAAGTACCTTTCGACAGAACTTCTCATTGTGAACAAGGTTCTTAAGAACAATAACTTCCAGTTTATCCATCATAAGTAATGACAATACGATCCGACAATGTACTTTGGTGTTTCTGTAGTGGGAAGTCCCGCATGGGGGAACATCCACATTGGTGGGAACACGATCAGTCTACCAGATTTTGGTTGAACTGACAAGTTCAGATAAGGAAATCTTGTCTCCCCACCCGTTTCGATATCATTTAGATATAGGAAGAATGCAAGATATCTCCTAGCTGAGTTATGATTCCCCACATCAACGTGCTCAGAAAATTGATCTGTACCAACATTATATTTCTTAACTCTAAGTTCCTCAAGAGCATACTGAGGAGGATGCTCATCTGTAATCATAAGATCGGAACAGTATAAAGCAGCATAATTTGTAAAGACAGAAACTAAGAATTGATGATTATCCCTGTCTCTTGAAGAATGCTCATCACTATCTCTAGTAAAAGAAGTGATATTCATCTGTGTAAAATCTGGTTTTGTTTCCCTTTCAATTCTTTCATGATAGTCAGGATGACTATCAAACATCTTAATAATTCCTTCGCAACGCTCTACGTCAATAACATCATCATATACCTTAATTAAATCACTCAGTTTCTTCGCTTGCATAATCTTCCTCGTTTGATGTTACATTGCCTTGTCCGTATAGATATTCTTTCCTTGCCGATTCATCAAGGGCTTGCATAATTTCTGGAGTGAAATACTTTTCTGGATCCGCGAGAATTGTTTTTGGATAGACGGACGCTCCATTGATTTTATAGCGATTACCAACTCTCTCAAAGACTCCGTATTTCTCTCCAAGTTCAAGTAATCCGTAGTAAGGGTCGAGTCCTGTGTCATAGTAAAGCCTCGTCTCAGC